CAGCAACAAATGCCGCTAACTCGTCATAAGGTGGAAGACTTTCTGCATATACCATTAACTTAAGAACTTCTGAAGGTGACATGTAACCTTGCACATCCTCTCCTTGATACTCGACAAAACCGTCTTTAGTCATTAAAGCAGTTTCGGCTGTATCACTAGGTGGAACAGACTTGCCATAATCTTCGATCGGTAAGTCTCGGTTAGTACAATAGTTTCCACCACCAAACTGAACAGATACTGTGTACCCATTTTTGTAAGTGATGTGGAAACCTTTATTATTTGAAATTTCAAATGACATTATGCTACCTCTTTTACAATATTAGAAGTGATGTCTTCAAAACCGAATCCAGCAACAATGTGGAATGTACCGTTGTCAACATCTTCAACAATGTCACCAACACTTAATGAATGCATATCTCTGTAAGTAACAACTTCGCCGTCCTTACGAGTGATTGTTTTCATTTTGTAACCACTGACATGTGCATCATGTACAATGTCCGTGTTAGTATCTTCATCATAGTATCTGCCATTAAGAACAGCAAACACATCTTCTAAATCACGCAACATCCAACTGTCACCATCACAGACAAGACCAGCATCTTTTTTAACTTCGCAAACTTTAGTATAGTGTTGGAAGTCAGTATTTTTGAACTGAATTTTATCATCGAAAGAATGTCTGAGTCTCATGTGGGCCTCATATATTGGATACTTTTGTTCTCCACCTGTGTGTCCAAGACCATTAGAATTGACATAATCGGAGACTTCTTTGCTGATTTTGATTTGAAAAATGTTGTACATAAACTACCTTCTTTTTGATTAAATATACATATATTATACGGCATTTGGACCCAAATGTCAAGCCTTTTTACCCATTATTTTCAAAAAAAATCTGACAGTACAGTGTCGGGCATAAGTATTATTGTGACATTTTGTTGCAAACACACACAAACAGGAGAAAATTATGACAAATAAATCAGGATTTGAAATCAGAGCAGACTTGCTCAACCAAGCACAAGGTATCTTAGAGTGCAATTTACAAAGAAAAATACAATCGATTCAGGAGCATAACGGATATCATCCAGAAGATATCAAACCAGTTCCTTCAGATCAGATTGATGCCGTTGATGTGATTAAAACGGCCAAAGAACTTTACGAGTTTGTTAACGACAAACAGTAAGGTACACTTAACAAAAAAAAGGGCGTGATGCCCTTTTTTTATGCATTATCGTATAAATACTAGTGTATTATCAATCCGATAATAATTTTAAGTTAGATCGCAGGGGACCGACACACTGGTCCCTTTTTATTTACCGTCTCTATTTTTAACAATCTCATCAACAAGACCATAGTCTAATGCTTCTTGGGCATTCATAAAGTTATCACGTTCCATGTCTGCTTTTAGATCATCATATGTTTTACCCTTAGAGTTATGTTCTTCATAAATCTCAGTAAGATACTTTTTCATGTCTAAGATTTCTTTGACTTGAATTTCCATATCAGTTGCTTGACCTCTTGCACCGCCACTTGGCTGATGAATCATGTGTCTAGCACGTGGAAGCATTTTACGTTTACCAGCAGTACCGGCTTGTGCTAACAGACTGCCCATCGATGCGGCTTGTCCCATAACAATTGTATTGATGTCTGGTTTGATAAATTGCATAGTATCATAGATAGCCATACCTGCTGTTACACTACCACCTGGGGAGTTGATGTAAAGAGAAATATCTGCTTCACTATTTTCACTTTCTAAGTATAGCAATTGTGCTACAACTAGATTAGCCATTTCGTCACGTACTTCGCCTTCTAGTAAGATCACACGATCACGTAGCAATCTACTATAAATGTCGTAACTGCGTTCACCACGACTTGTTTGTTCTAAAACCATTGGTACTAGTGCCATAAAATTTCCTCTAAATTATGTTTCTTAAAGTATGCATTATACATGTTTTGTATATCATATGCAACACTTTCGGTTATGTTAATTTTACCGAACTTACAAATTGTCTTTTTTGTATTTCGGTTACTACTTCTTTAGGAGACAAATGTGTTTGCAACTTTGCTAACGGTATGTTTCCTGGTCTGTTGTATATATGACTGTAATTATATCTCGCATCATAAAATTCTTTGTTCTCGTCATAATGTTCTTTATATATCTTACGATAACTATTCCATGTTATATGTGATGTACTAAAGTATCTAATAACAAAATCACTTGCATAATGTCTAAAAGGTTTATATGCGTCATCTCCTATATGATCGTCATCATCTATAGACATGTCTTGTAATGTTTTTCCTATCTCTACATATAATAAGTAAACAGTTCCAAACTCATAGAAGTCAGAAAAATGTTCATAGTCTTTGTCTTCTAATGTTCTTATGCCTGGACCTCTTGGTTGATCATAGTAGGTTACTAGATGTGTAGGTAACATCTTTCTTATTGTACCTTCAGCCATTGCTTCGCATCTATGCACTTCTAAGTTTAATTGACCTAGTGCTTGTCTCACTTCTTTAGGTGCTTCTAAGAAGAACTCATGCGGTTCATTAAGCATTCCGTGATAGACTTCAAAGATATGATGTAAGTAATTAAGGTCGTCTTGTATCAACTCAGGCGTCATTCTGCGTTCTACAAAGCCCGGACTGTAGTTATTAATAGTGTCTACGCATTTATTGATAGCATCAACTGCCTTTTGTCGTTCTATGTCTAACGTATCAAAGCCATACAATCTTTTAGGATCATCTATTGTGTGCTGTTGAATTGCTTCATCTAAGAGAGTAGCCCATCGTTGAGCAATAGATGTTTCATTAATGTTATAAGTTAATGTGAGATCGTCATCGCCAGAATATGTTACATGCATCTTTTTGTACATGTAAGTATTTAATTGCTGTCAGGCTATAGAGAATCTTTTGGCAGTTCCCAAGGACCGTATGTGCCTTGATCCATTGAGATGTCAGCCATCTCTTTAAAATCATATGTCTTGTATTCGTCCGAATTACTAGGATCGACATTGCCTATAGCATAGTAGATTTGTTTGGGCATTTCGATACTACGACCATTTGAAAAGTCTAAGACAGTATCACCTATCTCTACCCAGGCATGACCATGTTGAACACCTTTGATATCACCCTGACCTGTAACAATTGCATGTACAAGTTTTGCTTCAGGATGATCTCTAAAAACTTCATAGAGTTTCTTATATGCCGCTTCAAAACAGTCACCAACAGGTGCTTCAAACTGATCATCAACTTCTGTTATAAACCCAGTAATATCTGGATCTTTCATAGCACCAGTACGAGTTTTGTCAATAACTGATGTGCCTGGTTGAAGTTCTCGTCTGAGTTTTGGTATAATTGCTTTTATTTGATTAGCGGCTTTATTGCCCTTTTGATCAATCATAAGTTCAATAATTTCTTCATCAGTATATTTGTCAACTATTAATTCTTTTATTAAATCTATGTTTATCCTTTTTGCTCGTGGTTCCGGCGTAAACGGAGCATCTGGATTGATAAGTCTGCCATTTTTATATTTTCTCCCTTTAACTAACCAATTACTTATTTTAGTTATTTTAGACTTCATGCTAATGAGGTCTTCAGATGTTGAAAGTTTATTGGCTATGGCTGGCCATGTCATGCCTTGTTTACGCATTGCTACCGCTTGTTCGTACCACCATGGTTTTTCCCCGTCGAAATATTTCATTCCACCTGCCCCTAGTGGGAAATCTTTCTCAGTAAATGGTGGATTGTCATTGAATATATTACCCCGAGAGCCCGGTCTACCTGTAAGCCACTGTAGAACAGTGGTCAAATTGGTGCCAACTTGTTTACTAATTTCTGAGGCAGTCATAAGAGGATTATTTGTTTTTAGTTGTACTGCTTTTTCGTACCAAGGTGGTTTACCGCCATCTCGGTATTTTATAGACCTAAGTCCTTTAACCCCATGTCCGTATTCAGTTAAAAACTCAAATGCTCTCATCTTAGGTCCAAGATTTCTTTTTGCCGCCGTCGTATTCTCTGGCGTGTCCTTCTTCTATTAACATGTTACAAATATTTTGTCCATCATCTGTGTGGGGGATACCTAAGATTCTACCGTACTTGCCTTTACCTAATGATTGTATCTTAAATTTATGTTCTGCTAATATCTCTTTAAGTCTTTCTTTAGCGGCTAATCCTAATTTCTTTTCTTCTAAATTTCTAGTTCTGCTTTCTGGTGTATCGATTCCAGCAAGTCTAACTCTTTGATTGTGTAACAAGACATTAAATCCTAAGTCTAGTGTTACATCAATTGTGTCTCCGTCCACTACTTTAACTAATGTAGCCTGATAGATAAAAGGTTCTACTTGTTTATTCTGTACGTTGATTGGTGTTTTTGATTTCTTCTTTGCCATTATCTTTTGTTCCTTCCGACACCACCACTTGGTTGTCGTTTCTTAAATATATCAGTAACGTCTTTGCTACCGCCTTTTGTTATTGCTTTAGTATCTTTTGCAAAGTCTTTTGGTGTGTCATTCATTTTAACTTCTTCGCCGTCGCCTTCACTTGGTTCGTCTATGACTGTCTTGGGTGGAGTGTTTGCTAGTTTAAATGAGAATCCACCTTTAGTAGGATCAGTTGCTCCTGACTTAGATTCTAATGATACTTTGCCTTCTAGTTTTGCAGGCCACTGAGTAGCAAATGTCATAACTTTAGGACCCTTTTTAGTACTAACATCAGCATATTGCTGAATAAAGTTCATGTCTAAAATCTCAAGGATCACTTGTTGAAACTCTGGGAATGCTCCTCCCTCATTGACTGCTTCCATAACTGCTTTCTTAACTACATAAGTAAGTTTACCTCCATCTGAGGAAGGCTTTTTAAAATCTGTATCTGCCCATAGACTTGCATATTCTTCCATTTCAATTGGATGCTGTGTCTTAAATGCTTTAACACTTTCTGATGCTTCATCAATTGTTTGATCATTAAAAGGTAAGAAAGGTTTAAAAATTTTAGGTATTGCGTTAGGTTTATATCTTGCTAGTACGTTCATAGCATAGAATACTGAAGAAACTGTCTTAGGCGTTGGAATAGGGGCATCTGATTGACATATTTCGATGAACTTCATTGATGCTTCAAACTCAGGATTTTCTTTTATATTGTTTGGTATCTTTAATCCACTAATACTAGGTGGAGCACCTCCCCCTTTACCTTTGCTAGAAATATTAATTGTGTGATTTGTAGTTGTGTTCTTAATAGCCGCAAAACTATCAGCAATGTTTGTGTTGGCAGAACTTGGGAAATTAATAATTAGATCACTGACACTACCACCTAACCATTCTTCAAAACTTCTACGTCTTGGGAAACGTGATGTGCCTTCGATCAATGCTAATACACCTAGATACTCACCTGCATAGTCATGTATTGATGATCTAATTTTTGTAGGAATCTCATCAGGTATAACTGGATTCTTTCCTTCTAAAATATCAATAGCCATTTGAATAACAACTTTACCATACTCAGTAGAGTTCAATGATTCATTATTAATAATCTCTTGGCCTAAGTTACTTGCCGGAATATCTTTATCAGTGATTCCAATCTGTGAGGGTTTGAGTACTGCTGTTTCTTTACCTACTTCTTCAGTAGATTCACCTTCGTCTTGTCCTACAATTGCTTGTCCACCTAAGTCTGGTGTCTTTAATAACTTACTAATAGGTAACTCTTCACCAGTTTCTAGTTTGATTTTAATCGTACCTTTAAACTGATCTTCGTCTTTTAATCCTTGAAATCTATCTGCTTCACTTGGCTCTGCTATAACTTGTTCACGTTCAACAGTCCAAAAAGAATCGCCATTGCGAATCATCTCAATAAACTTATCAAATCTTGCCTGATATTTATTGATCTGACTAGCACTCAGAGTTACGTCTTCGTTAAGTAAGTTTAAAATGTTTCTGATATCAGTATTCATACTACTATTTATCAGCATTTTTTAAGACACTGATATGTAAACCAATCAGACTGTTTGTGTACTGTCTTTAAGTTCATTCCATACTTGTCAATATTCTCTCTGTGTTTAAAAAATGAAGGACCATGAGACATCTGAGGATCCCAGCCTCTTTTCATACGTTTTACTCCGTCGATATCCCATTGATATTGATGTGCCATTTCATGTGCAAGTGTATCAACAAACCACTGTCTGCAAAACCATTTGTCACTAAGTTGTATTTCACAACAAGAACGAGTTTTCAACGGACGAGGCATTCCAGCATCACTACAGCACATTGCCCACCAAGACTTACGTGCATGAAATGTAAATGTAGGCATCTTAAGTTCGTTGTTAAAACATGTAGCATTTAATACTCTCCATGTCTTACGTGCTATCTTTTGATCAGGGCGAAAAGGTAATCTTTTTTGTTGAGATATTGTAGGTAATGTTTGATTCATCCACAATTTTAATAAGTGTTCCGCCTTACTCTTGTGCATTGTGTTATCACTCCTCTGTGTATTAATTTATTTAGTGTATAATTATGGTAAAATAAAAAACAATAACCCTTGACAGGTACATAAATACAATGTACAATAAAATCCAATAGGAGACGTATATGGAAAATGAAATTTCAGTATTAGTAGGTCTTGCAGTTGTTGCAGGTGTATTCTATTTTTACAATAAGAAAGATAAAAAATCTGTCAGTAAAACTTCTTACAGCACGCCAGTTTCTGAAAAGAATCAACCGAAGAGAGGACCTGGTTCTACTCCGAAGAGGACTGCTCAGGAAAGAAGACGACCAAAAGCAGATGCAAAGAAAAAAGCACCAGCAAAGGCTAAGAAGCCTGCCGTTGCTAAGAAGACTGCACCCAAAAAGACTACTGCTAAAAAAGCAGGTCCCAAAAAAGGTTCAGCAAAGCCAAACTTAAAACTTAAGTAAGGCTAATAAATGATCGATATCGGGTTTGATGTAATCGGCGATCTTAATTTAGAACCCAATGACTCGTTTAATTGGAATGACAAACCTACAAGTTTGTATTGCATAATAACAGGTAACATTAGTTCTGACATGAGAACCGTAACTCAAACGTTAGTGCATCTTAGTCAACAATATCAAGGAGTGTTTTTTACTCCTGGTAGCCTTGAGTATGATACGGTTACAGATGGAGACATCAATAATAGAACTTCTCAGTTAGTTACACTAGCACAGAAAGTTCCTAACATCGTTATACTACATCATAATATAGTGATTGTAGATGGTGTTGCTGTTGTTGGCTCTAACTGTTGGGAAAAAGCACATGAACCCGGTACTTCTATCTCTATAGATGATCTTAAATACAATCAATATCGTTTAGATGATATGGGTTTTTTACATAAGACTATAGACAAACTTCAAAGACATTTAGATGTCAAAAAGATAGTTCTTGTAACTAATGGTGTTCCTAATGAGAATTGCTATTTTGGAGAAGCACCAGATTATGTTACAAATCAAACTCCGTTAGATACTGTGTTAAATGCAGATTCAGAAAGTAAAGTTACTCATTGGGTGTATGGATCATACGACAAGCCCGTTGAAGCAACGTTAATGCTTCCTCGTAAGCATGATATTCAGGCAGTAAGCAATCCGATTGAAGGGAAGAATGCTAGACAATTCAACCCTAAAAGAATTACTATCTCAGTTTAAGCCTCTGCTTCTACTTTGATTTGTAAGGGGAATCCCTTAGATCGTGCCTCAAGTGTTACCTCGATGCCTTTTTGTTCTGCAATTTCATATGGTAAAACTGCAACTGTTGCCGCTCCGTCTTTGTGTATATCTGCTGTGATATTAGACGCGGTGTCTGGATTGTAAGAAAAATACTCACATAATGTATCTACAACAAACTCCATAGTAGTTACTTCATCATTAATGTAGATAACTTTAAACAAAGGTGGTTCCTGCAAAGCATGATTGGGTTTAATTTTTGCTTCTGTTGTTGATTCAAATTCTTGCGACATACTGTATCCTGTTTGTTTTAGATTAATAAAGTGTGCGTAGCCTAGACTACGCACAACATACCTCTATTATATTATTTATCAGAGGAAATGTCAATAGTTCTGGGTTTCAATTCTTCCGGAAGTTGACGTTCTAAGATAACTTTTAAGATTCCATCTGTCATTTTAGCATCTTTCACTAATACGTGATCTGCTAATGTAAATGATCTCTCAAAATGTCTTGCACTAATTCCTTTGTGCAAGTATTCTAGTTCTACAATATCTTCATCAGCATCTTTTAATTTAGATTTGATGAGTAATTGTTGTTGATCTACCTCAATTGAGATATCCTCTTTCTTAAATCCAGCAATTGCAAGTTCGATAGAATAATTGTCATCGTCATGCTTCACAATGTTGTACGGAGGATAATTGTCTCCTCTGGGTGCTTGTGCTAGTCTGTTTAAGTCCGCAAATATAGAATCGAAACCGATTCCGAATTTGTGTATTGAGGGTATATCTAAAGATTTTAGATGTAGGGCGGTTGGTATATTGCTTGTCATAATGTTTCTCCTTTAATAAGCAAGATTAATTTTCGGACCCTTTCGGCATCCTAATGTGATAAGAAACCTATCTTCTCACATAACTATTTATCATATATAATGACAAATTAGATTTTTTCAAGTGTTTTTGGTTATTTATTTACGAAAATTTTGAGGCTTAGCCCATTTAGAAATTTGAGATTGTCGTTTCTGTTCTCTTTTTACTGCAACTGCTTTTGCTATTTTTCGTTTTTGTGAGGGCTTCTCATAAAATTCATTCTTTTTAATATCTAAAAGTAACCCGTCATTTGATACTTTCTTTTTAAATTTACGTAATGCTTGATCTACATTTCCGTCTACGACTAAAACCTTATTTCCTTTCGGTTGTTTTACAAAGGGTTTTTTTCTGTCGTTATAATTCTTTCCGCTGTGTTTATTAGTTCTGTTATATGTCATTTAATTGGTTGTGGGTTAATTATTAATTCCTTGTCTATATTTAGTTCAGTTATTCCTTTCTTTTTATATTTTCCTGAATTAAACATATGCGGACGTAAAACTCTTTCTATTTCTGTCTGTAAGCCACGTGCTCCAGTCTTTTGATTCATACAGTTGATTACAATCTCCTCTACTGCATCGTCAGTAAAAGACAACTCTATTTCATCTATGCTAAAAAGATAGGTGTATTGATCAATAAAGTTATTTTTAACTGTAGTCAATACTTTGATTAGTTCTTGTTTAGTTAATTCTTCTACATTAATTGTTGTAGGGAATCTTCCTATAAACTCTGGGATCATTCCAAACTTCATCAAGTCATCTGCCTTTACATCTTTAAAGTGTCCAGACTTACTATCTTCTTTCAACTCACTACCGAACCCAATGTTAGTGCCAGTTGTTCTGGCCTTCACAACGTCTAGTAGTCCATCGAATGCACCGCCGGCGATAAAGAGTATGTCTTTAGTATTAATCTCTATGAGGGGCTCCTGTGGGTGCTTACGTTTGCCGTGTTGAGCAACTCGACATGTTGTACCCTCTACTATCTTTAAGAGTGCTTGTTGAACGCCCTCTCCGCTTACATCACGTGTTATAGAGACGTTCTCACTCTTACGTGCTACTTTGTCTATCTCGTCAATAAAGATGATGCCACGTTCTGCTTTTGCTACGTCATTGTCTGCTCTGGCTAATAATACACTTAACATGCTTTCTACATCTTCTCCTACGTATCCTGCTTCAGTTAAGTTAGTTGCATCAGCAACAATAAATGGAACGTTAAGATACTTTGCAACAGTTTGTGCAAGTAAAGTTTTACCACATCCAGTTGGTCCTAATAATAGAACGTTACCTTTATGTATAGTTAAGCCTTTTGGGGGAGGATTGAATACTCGTTTGTAGTGATTAGTAATTGCTACTGCTAAGACCTCTTTAGCAGACTTTTGACCAACAACCCACTTATCTAAGTGTCTCATTATGGCATAAGGTTCAACTTTTTCTATGACTTCTCCGGCAGAGTCACCGTCAGTAGGTTTTTCTTCTTCGATTAGTGTCTGACATAAGACTACACAGTCTGAACAGATTGCAACACTTTCTCCGATGATTAATTTTTGTACATCGTCTTTGTGGTTACCACAGAAAGAACAATGAAACTCTGTTTTATCAGTCATATAAAATACTTATCTTATGAATTTTCGGGGCAATTTTTTGCTGAAGATACACTTAATGTTATTTCAGACAGACCTCGAAAGTCTTCTAATTTACTCTCATTAATAGGGTATAAAATAAAACTATCAACTGATCTGTCAGAGATTATTTTAATACCCTTTCCTATATGCGAGTATAATGCTCTACTATTGCTCCAAGACTCACCAGGCTTCGATAATATACTTTGCACACAAGTATTTATAGAGATTTGATTCTGTAATGAATTAATAGTTAATGACACAAAATCTCTTCTTCCAAGTGTCTTCTTAATACTTCTCATTATGATAGCATCATGTATAAAAAGATACTCGTCATCAAACTGAACAAACATAGGATTAGCAACAGAACGTTCTGATGCAAATAAAGTAATTAGTTCTTCTAGTGCAACTAAGTATTTTTGATTCCAGTATATAGTATATGGAATTTCTAAATAAAATTTGCTAGGGTTATGATAGTCTACAACAACATTAAAATCATGTGCTATAATGTTCATTGCATTGTGTGGGAAATACTTAAGAGTATTTTCAACTAACTTATGACCATCTATCTGACCTTTCTTATATAATCTTATTTGTGCTTTAATATTATCAACATCAAAGAAGTGTGGATTGTGATTAGAACTTAATAAGAAGTTTTTTAATTTAGAACTAGCAACAGTTACATCAACAGTTACTTGATGAATATCCATATCTCTGATATGAATGTGATGTAGGATAGTATATGATGTAACGTAGCCTGCACTATAAGAAAGTATTTGATTGTGAGTAACTTTGCCGTTCTTTAGATGTCTTTCTGTATCTAAGATTACACCTACTTCGTTATCGATTGCTACTTTGAATGCATTGTTTAGTGCTTGTTCTAATGTTCTTCCCTCTCCGTCTACTTGAATTGCGTATGCTAGGGGAGAGGTAAGAACGAGTAAGACCGCGAGAACTAGTCTCATAAACAACTCCTAGTTGAAATAAGGTGCTATATCGTTTTGAATAGTTTCTGCTCTGTCTCTACGCCATGTGGCTGTAATTTGAATGAGTTGATCATCTTTTTGATCGACATCAAACGTAGTTCCTCGCATGATTGCTTGTGCGTTTCCTCTGACTACTGTGTTTAAATCTCTAACAGTATCATTGATATTAGAACGAACAGCAAAGTTCATGTTTGGAGTATTAGGGTCTCTAGGCGCTTGTGGCTCACTGCTAGTTATACCAACTACTGCTGGTAGTCTTGGAGCATTCACATTGTTTTGATTTGTACCTGAGATCGGATTACGATATGTATCGTCTGCTTTCTCAACGTTTTGAGCCATCAATGTTACAACTCTTTCAGTTGTTATTTCTTCATTGATAAATCTAGCAATCATTGCCATAGACTCTAGTTGACCTACTTGATTAGCAGATGTTCCATTAAAGTTGGAACCACCGTTTGCTGGTATGGTAACCGTTGCTTCTATTTCTTCGATTACACTTTCAGAACAAGTAAGATTGAGTGTCCAACCATTTCTGTCAATACATTCCCAGTTGACTCTGATTCCATCGTCTTCAAAGTATGTGCTGAGTTTTTGTTGTTTGACTGCTGTTGTTTTTGGAACATCAACTTTGTCTGCTTTGCCACCAAACATTGAACAACCCGTTGTGGTCATAATCAATATTGATAGTAATGTTATGCTTGTTGCATTTTTCATAGTTACCCTCCTAACTTGGGTATTATTTAATTAACTTATATATGTATTATATGAGAAATAAGAGATTTATGCAATACTTTTGGGTAAGAAATTTACCCAGAATTTTTAGTAAGATAAATCTCTACTTGGTGACGTTCGGCTTCTGATAGTAAATCAATATCATATTCGCCAGTTTTAATCTGAGCAATTATGTACTTGATATATTCTTCATCAAAGGTATATGTATCTGTGGTTGACTTATCAATTTCGATCCAGCCTTTACCTTCAAATTTATAGACACGATTTGGCATTTGATCTACTCTAACAAAGACATCACCTTTGACTGCGATTAAAGGAAATGAGGTTCCAAAACTAGTTTTTGCTTGTCTTGCTCCATCATCACTTTCTAAGAACAGTTCAGGGTGTTGACTTTTAAGAGCAGTTTCATGTATTGATTTGCCTTCTGGATCAATGTAATACTCACTGTCTTGTAATTTTTCATAAGTATGAGGCGCAACTAAGACTGTTTCTACTCCATCTCCTAAGTGAACGGCTGTGGACGATACGTTATCAAGGTCTTCTTTATTACCTTCATATTCTTTAAATGCTTTTTTAGTTTCGTCTATCTTTTCTTGTAACTCTGGATCTTCTGTAATAACTTCTTCTATGACAGGCTCGGGTACAGGCTCACCCACCTGATCTTTTTCAACCGAGGCTTCGGCAATGTCCGAGGCTTTTTCTTCTAATTCTTTTTGTTGTTTATCCCAAGCCTTAAAGGCTTCTCTTGCTTCTTCTATTCTTGGTTCGAGGGGAGTAAAATCAAATCCAGACATAACATTAGCGGCATCATCTACAGCACTAGGTGTATTTGACAAGTCAACAGACATCTTATGATAATCATCTAATGATTCATCTAATTCATCCGTTCCGAAAGGTTCCATATCAAATCCCTTTCCAAAGGGCTCAGGATCTATGATAGGTTCAGGCTTTTTTAGGCTAGGGTTTTCCCTTCTTTGTTGTTCAAATGTGTATTGCGATGCAATCAACAATAGAACTGCTAGTGGATCAAATACAAAGATGATAACCATAATCAACCAAGATACTGCTGTCTCTAATAGACCTGCATCTGCATCTTCTGTACCAGTAAAGAACTCAGCAATGTATCTGATTGGTCCTACTTCACTCTCAACTAATCTTACTGCTTGTTCTGATTCAAATTTTTCGTCTTTGAGTTCATCAATTAAATTATAGATGCCGTCTATGTCTGCATTCCATTCATCAATCTTGTTTAAATCATCGTCTTGTGATGATGTAGATTGCTCTCTTAAACGATTGATTTCTGCGTTAGCATTATTAATTGTAGTCTGGGTTTGCTCTCTGTATCTATCTATGTTTCCTTGCTGACTTTCAATGTCTTCTGCAATAGCAACACGTTGTGGTGTTTGCTGTTCATATAGGGTTTCTGCTTGAGCAACATAATCAATTGTTTCAGTTTCTGCTCGTCTAAATGCACCGCCCTCTGCTGTCTCTATAACAACGACACCTTTATCTCTTAACTCATTAACTGCTGTATCCAATACTGCGAGTTGATCTCTAAGTCTATCTATTTGACCTTGTGCATAATCTATATCATCTTGTACTCTGCCCCATGCACCGTCTCTAATCTCTTCCTGTTGTGCGATAGAGTCTGATACATCAAACCCTTCACCAGACTGTAGACCATTAATTCTATCTTCAAGTATTTCAATTCTGTTTTCTTCTCTAGCAATCTGCCCATCAATTCGTTCTACAGTTGCAATGGCATCTGTTGCATTTCCAGATGCCGTATCATGTGCTTTAGATAAGAATCCAAAGATACCGATCGATGTTATCAACATCAAAACCAGTACGGCAATACTGAGGTAAGTCTTTAACCACCATGTGGCTATGCCCCAATACCTGTGTAACCAAACTGCTGTTACAAGTTTACTTACTTCTAATACGCCACCCATAATAATAATGGGAATGACTGCCGCTGAAAATATTGCGGCTAAACCTGAGACTGAATAAAAAATAGCAACACCACTAATAGTGAGTGCTGTAAATAAAGTCAGCCAGGCTATGAATGAATTTGCCTTCATATAATTGGTATCCTTTGCGTTATCGTACATAGTATTTAGTGCGATTTAGCATCATTAATTAGTATTATTCTTTTCGGCCAAGTTCAACAGAGAACAAATGACCATATGTATCAATAAACTCTTGGTAAAACATAGACAACCGTCTTGGTATGCCAGGACCTTGTTGAATTTCATACATGATAAAAGGAGCAATACCTTCTTCACCTTTACCTTCTATTTGTTTATCTCTTAATTTAATTTCAATTACTTTAATAGAATCACCATCTGGAAATGTATATTTAGAACCTGATAGTTTATCTAGTTTTAGTTTTTTGATTTGTTCAGGCCATTGCTCTGGTGTGTAATTAATGTCCAAAATGTACTCCCGTAAAATATCCTACTGCAAAAACAATAGGTCCTAATATTAATAAATCAACTACCCAATGCAGAGCAATAGATAGTGTTACAATTTCTTTCCAATGTAACTTACAAACATTTTTCCAATGATCAAGTTTTGTCATCTGTGTCCCATAAGGCTTGGTCATAAGTAACATCAAATCCACCTTTTCTCATAGTCCACCAATCATCTTCGTCTTGGTATTCCCAGCAAATTTCATCAACATCTTCTTCTATATCTTCTATTAAAAGATCGCCAGATGCAAGTTTGTCAAATTTTTCTTGGGCTTCTAATCTTGTTATCTCCCCGTTATATAAATCGACAATGCAATCAACATCAATATTGATTGCATATTTTCTTTGTACTTGATGCCATTCAGACATCGTTGCACGAATTACCTTAGCCATTAATAACCTGAACTCCAATGTGAGTATTCTTCTTTGCATTGATACTCACCACAACAACATTGACCACCGTCAACATCTACATAGTCTTCATCACCTGGTTGTGCTGGAAGCATGTCTGCTAGTGTGTGTAAGGTTCCTTGTTCGTCTTTGAACGTATCTTTTATTTGTGCCATAATATTCTCCTATTTGTCGTCCCTAAATCTGACAAATCTAGGGAATCTTAAACTGTATGAGCCGTCCTGATTCTGAGATACTGCATCACATAATACTTCAACAGTTTCTCCAATAACATCAAATTGGTTACCATAAAATTCGGCTCGTTGATCATCTGAAAATCCAGAGCCAACATTAACTTTGATTAGTTTTCCATCGTCTGTTCCTTGACAAACTAATGCACCCAATCTACCTTCGTTACGACCTGTACCCTCTTCGATATCGATGACTTCTAAGTCTACAGTAATAGTAGGCTTCCATTTCATCCAGAAGAGATTACGTTTACACTCGTAAGGTGCCTCTAAATCTTTGATCATAATGCCCTCGAATCCTGCATTGACCATATCGTTAGAGTATGTTTTCATTTCTTGTTTACCTTCATCAGTATCTAAGTCTACTATAATGTGAGACATAGTTTCTAGTGAACTGAGATCAGTAAAGAGTGGTACTAAGTTGTTCATTGCTGATACACGTTTTCTGAATTGTGCGTTGCAATGTCCACGTTGAAAGTCTGCTAATGGCATAACATCGAATACATGAAACACTGTATCATCTGCCTTAGCATCAGTTTTTCTACGTGCTTGTTTCATTAATTCATTAAATGATGCTCCGACAACTTCACCATCGAATACAAAACCCTTAGTGCAATTGCCGATATCGTTGCCTAACAACGTAATTATTTTTCTTACATTAGCGGTTACTTGGTCTTCAATGTGAGTGAAGTTTTCAAAGACTTTTCCGTTACGACTGTAACAAGTTGCGAGTGGCTCAGGATGATCATACATACCTGGCTCAAACGATACTACCATTAGAACTCTTACGCCATCTAACTTAGGCTCAAGTCTCTTAGTGCCTGCCATTTCAGGACGACCTTCTGAGTTAGTAGCAAGTTGGCATTTAAAGACTGGTACTTCGTAGTCAGTCTTCTTACAAACTTTGTTGATTGTAGCAACTGAAAAGCCTGCACGTAAATCTCTGCGAATGACTGGAGCACAAAAGTTATTCCATTCATCACTAGAAAATTGTAGAGACATCTTTGCTACTGCATCAATGGCATCATTACCAGTTAACTTGCGTTCTTTAAGTTGCTCTAGTAATTCAATAAAGTCTTGCCAAGGATTAGCATATTCTCTATCTGATTCCTGATTATCAGAAATTTTTCTGACGCCAAATGTTACATAAGGATTGTAACACATGCCAGCAAGTTTTAGAAACGTGTCAGCATTATCACTACCTAGTGTGGCAGCCTCTAATGCTTGAGTCAAAACATCTTGTTTATGAAGTTTTGAATTTGATTCGTTCAGTTTATGTATCCAACTTGCACTCATATGCTTCTCCTAATTGTCGATAATATACTACTATTATACAGCCAAACAACTTTAATGTCAACCGTTAGATTCATTAAAAGTTGCAACTGCTTGGTCCCACCATACAGATAGTTGAACGACTGAATCAGTCACAACTGTCCCTACAGCACCTGGGCCGCCGATGATAAAGGTACAAACCAAATATCCTACGACAAAACCTATTGCTAAATTTTTCATACTTCCTCCATTACTTTTACACGGTTCAACTGAGTGGTCACTAGCCCATCATCGTCAGTACGATGACCTTTGACTGTGCCCTTAATTCTTAGTTCGGTGTCTACTGCTGGATGTAGAGTAGAAGAGGCAAAGAAAACTACTGCACCAGTGCTAGTTTTAGCAGTGATAAAGTAGCAACCATACCTATGAGATAAGATAGTTCTGAGAATAGTAACATCTAGTTCTAGTCTATCTTTAATTTTACCGATAGCAGTAGAAGTTTTAGTCTCCTCTGCAATTCGGTCCTCTTGACCCTTTTTGATAACATCACGGTCATATGCTTTTGGTAGACTTGCGATCATGCCGAAGTCTTTCATATCAGTAATTTTGTCTTTGTCTGCTAATGCCATAGCAGATTTATCAAAGTCAGACATCCAACGACCCTGCAACATTTTGAATGTGAGTGCTTTATAATGTTGACGCACATTTACACCAAAAGTTTTGGTAGTAGCATCGACACCTTTAAGGTTGTCTTCCAGCAACTGCTTCATAATGTCTCGGTTGGGAGTGACATCATATGCCTTTCCGTCTGAGTCATATTTGACAGTTACATTTGCCTTGATGTATTTCTTACCATTCATCAAGTATGCTTTTGCAGAAGCGGCCCAAACATCGTTGGCTGAATATTCGATTTGATTTCTACGCATAGTTCTATACATTCCTTTATGCACTCCAGTAAGATTCTGAAAGTGTTGACATGTAATGAGGAGTATTGATTCCCTCAGTTACAGTGATTTTTTTACCAGTACCTGGGCAGATGCCAGTCTTAGTAATCATTGGTTCAACATAATCTTCAACAGCAACAATCGTATAAGACGATGCAAACTGCTTATGAGTAAGATTAAAATGTGACTCAGTAGCATCACGGTATGCATTGTGCATCGGAGCATGATACTCAGGCTCACCATTAGCAACACATTCAGCAACTTGATCGTATGCTTTTTGGTAGTACTTAACAGTTCTAGTAATACCTGCTTTAGCGGCACCAGTAGTCTTGTACTGAGTAGAAGCATAAGGCTTTTTATTAGGCTCTCTGTGGATTGCTTGATTAGTGTTGTCAATGATATAATACATATTGTTTCCTTGTTTGTTCATAATATACATATATTATACGCAAATTCTTACCCAAAGTCAAGCCTTTTTATCCATTATTTTCACTTTTTTCATCATTTTTTACGATATATAAGTGAGGTTTCTTGGGTCTTTGCTCTAAATCTTCTTGCTCTAATGCTTCAAATATAGCCTTTATATCTGTATTTTCGAGGTAATTATACTCGGCACCACTTACTTGAGGCTTGAGTTCCTCTTCTAAATAGATGACTAATTGATTCATCATAATAACAATATCATCTTTAACTACTTGATCTTCTGGTTCTAAACTTTTTAGTAGTTTTTCTACACCACCATTGAATAACTCTTGGGCTACCCATTTAACATTAGATTTATATCTACCTTCTTTCCATATACTCATTAGTGATTCCTCCCACCGTCAAACACACATACAAAATACAAACCAAAGACTCCTGTGTTAAAGACTCTATGATAGTCACCATCATTAATACAAATAACATCACCTTCAGTGACAGGAAATCGTTCACCATCTATTTCCATTTCACCTTTGCCTTTGTGAAAGAAATAAACTTCTTCTTGCCCTGCATGAGTGTGGCCATTTGTGCTTTGATTTGCTCTTAACATTGTACTACTTAGAATTAAATTATTACCAAATGCATTGTCTTTCAATACATATTGAGAATTATCTTTAATTACATTTCCTCCAATGTCTTCCATTTTAACTTTTTGCATTATTCATACTCCGGATTATATTGTTCATAACTTCCTGTATACCAGGATTTAATAATTTTTTCTGCTGGTTTGCCTCTGACTGATTGAGAGATATTTGGAAAGCCCTCAATGACTCTATTAGATTGATTGTCAGCAGGGATAAGTGTATCTGATAACCAGTAACCTGTACTTGATGTAGTTCCTTTTGTTTCAAACCAGGGTTGTTTATCTATTGCTCTTAGCATACCTTCTATAAAGATTGCTTGTGCTGAAAAATCAGTTGTTACTGAGTCTTGTATACAATCGTCATAATACACATCCAAATAAGTTCCTTGTGTACAAAAGCCATCTTCGATCCAGCCTCTACTTAAGAAACTTTGATGACTTTGAGCAAAAAGGTTCCATATAACTTTGGGCATTTCATACGTAGTATATTCCCAACACGGTTGCTGAGTATTACAGTTCCATGCGTTAAAGAGATCAGTAGTATATTCTGCTACACGTTCTTCTAATAATTCGACTGTAGCACCTGCGACTTCATCATCATATACTAAGTTTGGTAGACTAACAATAACACCGTCGACTTCATTAAAAACACGTGAGTCATTCCATATGATACCTTCGCCTATGTACACTTCACCGTCAAATCTACCTTTGATTTGAGATAGGATAGATGCCATTCTTTCTATATAGTAATTCTTAAGTTCATCACGTTCATAAGAGTTTGCTTCATTTTCTAGTCCACAAAAACATATCCACATAGCACTCCAGTCTGCTGACATAGATGCTACTCCTAATGATTGAAGTCTACTTGCTTCCCATAATATATGTTCTTCATGGGCATCCATAATCTTTTTTAACAAATTCATATCAACAAAGGCTTGACCATTAAATGGAAACAGAGAATTGTTTTGATCGTCAAGGGTCAGAAACTGCCATGCATAATGCATATTCATACCTAGTTCTTGTGCGGTTTCAGCAATAAACTCTACTTGCCAATCTTTAATATGTTTACGACTATGATTAATTTCCCATGTTTCTGCCTGATGATCGTCCCAATAACCAAAGTTATATACCCATGCAGTTTCAACACCATGTTCTTTTAACTGACGTAAAGTTGTTCGATACATTAACTTGACATATTCTTCTTGGGTACAATCATTGATCCAACTATCTCCACGACTTTGATAGTTGCCATATATCCAATCTAAGCCGTAATCTTTAAAGCCAATTGCTCTAAGATGATCTTCACCAAATTGATTTTGGGGCATAGGGAGTTCATAGTCTCCGATATATGATTGTTTAATTTTTGCGTTATGTGGGTTGACACAAGACCCTTCACTGTCTTCATCAGATACAGTTACATCTACACTTGCTGTAGCACCTGAGCAGTTGATAGAGAACGTATAGTCTCCATAGTTATCTAATGTTATATTTTCAGTACCAGTCAATGACTTGGTGCCAGACCATGATCCAGATGCAGTACATGATGTTGCATTAGCACTAGACCAAGACAATACAGTTGTGTCTCCTGCTACGATTTCATATGGGTTTGCTGAGAAAGTTACTGTTGGTGTATTAGTATTACCGCCACCTGTTGATCCGCCACCTGATACACTACCTGCAATGATTCCACCTGCAACATCAGTTCCTCCACCACCTCCACCACAGGCTGTGATAATGGCTAGTAAGGGAATGATTGTGATATGTCGATAAAATGTCATTCTGTGTACCTATATGTGTCAAGTGTTTATATAGTATACACGATTTCGGTACCCAATGTCAATAGAAAAATGCCCAAATCTTACGAAATGGGCATTTTAAGTTTTGATGTCTTCTCTGAGGAAAGAGTCTAGTAAACTAGATACCCATTTGTCCGATTGAGTGAACCATGATCCAAGTAGTTGTTACGAATAACATTACTTCACCAAATTTTTCTCCATCAAACTCAAGGTAGTGCTTCATGCTTTTGAGAGTTTTCAATGTCGTCTCCGTGTGTGTATTGCAAGGTTGTATTTTGAATGCACCTAAAAAAGGATTTCTCAAATGCGTAAAAAATACGACTATGTAGGACCCTCCTACAATGACTATTTATGCCTCAATTTCAAAATTTGTATTTTTAGTAATCGATACCTTTTTGGGCTACTCGTTCACCATTTCTATCGAATGCACAAGTGTCACACCAGCTCCAATCATCATGGTTACAGTTGCCTTCCACTCTGCGTTTTTCTGCTTTGCGTTCTTTTGATTCATTCATTGCTTTGACCCAACCATCTGAATTCTCTTGCCATCTTTTATCGTTAGTCATTTTTAGAATCCAAATATTCTCTTAAGTTCCCGTGTAAAGTAATCATCATTGCTGTCTTATGATCATAAACTCTAATAAAAGGTGCTCCCTTTTTTCCTCTGATTTTATGGACACCTAAATAATAAGGGCATGTAATTTTTTTAATAATTTCTTGTACAAAGGCTTCTGGGGCAATGATTCTACGTTTGTGCATCGTTTTAGGATCCAGTCCTAATGCAAAATCATAGAATTCTAATTTTGCTAGTTCAAATAATTGTAAACCATCTTCACTTAGTCTTAGACCTTGTCCACCTCGACCAGTCAACCACATCTTAAATATAGTATCGTCTAATGAAGTTGTCGGAAGATATCCATCTGGGATTTCTTTTAAGATGGCTAATGTGATTTCTTTTTTAGTCTTAGGAAATTTCATCCGGATATACTGTACGTCCGGTGCTTAGGAATACGACAGTAAACATGTCAGTTTTGAATTGAGCATTTAATTTACGACACAAATTTCTTGCATGACCTGGATTAGAAAAACTTGTCTTCTTATATTTGGGTGCGGCATCACTTGTTAAGTAATGTGAAGACTTTAAATTAATAGGTTGATCATCATAGTAAACTGCCCAGATGCCAGACGCCTCAATGATTTGATCACACTTGTATGTTTCTTTATCTACATACTCTAGGATAACATGTGGCTGGCTTCTACTCACTTGAAGTTTCCGCCTTTAACCTGTACATCGATTGTTTCTTCATTATCTTTTTCCTTTTTCAACTCATGCAAATCTGCTAACAACATTACCAACTCGTCTCTAAGACCTCTGGCATTATCAATAGTGAGAACAACGTTTGTACTTGATTTACTTTCTCCTAGTGATACTTTGTTCACAAAATCTTTGATGTGTAACATAATATGCTTATATATTTATCAGATTTTTTGCTTCTTCTTTAGTTTTGAACGGCCCTTTATACGGATATCTTTGAATAAAGATGTATTTTGGGCAAAAAATGACTTGTTCTATACCATTATGTTCAACAACAAAGTAGCCAGCAGAATGAAAACACTTAGATTTTTTAGTCTTAGTAAAGACATGCAAACTACGTGCCACATCATAAACAGAGTTATATGTTCTTGCAGTAGTTGGAAACTCAGGATAGGGTGTCTCTACTTGTTTCTTAGATTCTTTGGGAGCAACAAATTTTATTTTTGTATTCTTTTGAATCTTTTTAATAGACTCAAATTCAAACACTTCATCTTGTAGAGTAACGTTAAACGTTCCTACATTGTTTGCAAATACATTGCCTACTTTTCTTTCGCCGTCTTTTAAAATCCAAAACTCATCATCTTTGATGGGCTTTGCAGTTAGTTCTACATCTAATATCATTTTTTCTCCATTAAGTTCGTAAACATATATGTTATTTGTTTTTACCATTATCCTACCTTTAATTTCCCTTCATAGGGTGTGTTCAACCATTTAGAATAAACATCTGCTTGATCACTAATTCTGTTAAGTTCATACTTACCGCAGAACCTCATAAAGTGTACACCTACTTGTGCAACGTTTTCTTTAGTTAAACTTGACTTGATAATATCATCAGTCGCATTTCTAAATGCAATGGGTTGTGCTGTAAGATCGATTAGTGTACGATTGCGTTCATAATCATCACGTACCCTATGCTCAACATCATTGTGATCAGTCCAACGTTGTAACATGATGTTGTTCCAGT